TCCGTATTTTCAGAAGCTCGTTCGCCTGTTCTTGTTCAACGCGGGCACATACTGTTTTGTAGGCTTCCCGAATGCTGACAAAGAGCGTGAGGCGCGGCTCCTTGACCTCGGGAGATCGAGCGGTAAATTTTTTGATCCATGAAGTTGATGCGCCGACGGTCTTCGCCACGACCGCTATTGCAACGTCGCGAGAGCCTGTCCTGCGCTCTTCGCGTTCGATCATGATGCCCAACGCTAGACGCGTGGCGTCGGTGATATTGACGGCAAGGTCCATTTTCGATTCCCTGTTCGAAAAAGACATCTGACGGTTCTCCTCGTGTGCTTGATTGCTCAAGTCATGAGGTATTCAAACGATAACGACGATCCCTTCCAACCGCTCGGCCTAGCCGCCGCGCGGGTGGTCGCTTCAAGTCAAGATCAGAAGAATCACAACGAAGAACGGCACCGCGATGCTGATCGCGGTGATAGCGATGAAGAGAAACGCAAAGAGCACCGCGAATATGTCTATCGCCGTCTGAAAGAACTGGCCGCGTTCGAGCGGCGCGCCAACGGCGGAAGGAAGCCTTGAATTCCGAAATCCGAAATTGCGTCGCGTCATGCAATGGCCCCGACATCTTTCTTGCGCGCGGCGATCTCGCGGGCACGCTCATAGGTGTTTGCGAACGGAAGATGTTTCGAGCGGTTGAGCGGAATCCAGATCGGATCGAGCTGAGGTCGAGACTTAGCGAAGGTCGCCTCGGGCCATCCTTTGACGCGATCGGCGTTGCGGCGAGCGCCGCGATAGGTCTCAGCCTTGCGTCCGATAATAACGGGGAGCGGTGATGTGGATTCTGATTGCGCTGATTGCGGTTGTCGCGCTTCTAGGAGCTGCGATTGTGCTGGTGCGCTGGTTTCTGCCGCCTGATCGAAATTAGTCATGAGCGCGGCGCCCATTCGGGGTTTTGTGCCTTGTATTCCCGCCAGAACCGTTCTTCCTCAATCCGGAGGTTATTCGCGCGAATGCCGGCAAGGATGACCGCGCAAACGTTCAGCGCAGCAACGAGGGCAATAAAGGTGCTCATATGCACTCTCCCGTGCGGAACTCGTCCGGGTTTTTGCGGACACGGACGCGTGATGGAACACGCGAGAGTTGCTTGTTTGCAACTCCAAAGCGAAATGCGAATTTGGTGTGAACTTTTGGTGGCGAATTTAATGTCGGGCTCGCGACATATGTGGTTGCTTTGTGATTCTCGAAAAACACATCACAAAGGCCAGCGCAATGAGTCCGTCCGATACAATGATGATCGATGCGATTGGAATTCCGGAATTTTTCGTGACAGAAGTCGGCCGCATCGAAGAAGCGGGCGGAGAGTGCCTGCGTATTTACAACTGTATTCGGCGCGCCGGCCAACTTGTGCCGTTGTTCACGGTCGTCATTCCGAAGGACGCGGTTATTCTCGCGGCAACCAAAGTGATCACGACGGCGCGCGAAGCAATCGAAAGCTGCGTTGTAGTCTCTCACTGAGCCGACTCCCCATAAGTCGCCAAGTGCTTCTCGACGATATCCGGCCGCAATTCGCGCGCCGGAATGCCGGTCTTGGCTGCAACGAGGGGAACGAGCTTGGGATCAACCGGCTGGTGCCAATTCTCCCAACGGAGAATTGTCTGCTTGGTCACGCCCAATAATTTGCCCAACGCCTGCTGGGAAAGCTCCTGCTGTTTGCGGTAGGCTTTAATGGGATGAACTTGGTCCATGAGGCTTCGGTAACCGCTATTGCCACCGAAGTCAAGAGAAAAAGTGTCGGTAGTTGGTACCGTAGTTTTGAGTGAATGCCGTATGGTTACACCCATGGTTACACACATACGGAAGGGCATGAAGCCGCGCGTCTACCTGCGGGAGCACCGCAAGGCGAAGAATCTGCGGGGCATCGACATGGCTGAACGGCTCGGGATCGCCGAGAAGAGCTATTACAGGCTCGAGAGAGAGTTCCTGACGCTGAATGCGCGGGAAATGATAGAACTGGCCGACGCCATTGGATTAGACGATCCTACGGCCCTCTGGAGGCCTCCAGGCGCCCCTCCAAGCATTGATGTGCTGATGGAAGGCGCCGACGAGGATGTGCGCTCTGCAGTCGCCGAGTTCGCTAGGCGCATCGCAAAACGGCACTAATCCACCGAAATCCGACAGACTGAAGCCCAGCAGGAACTTTTAACCTGTTGGGCTTATTGCATTTTCAAAATAGTGTCCACTACTGTTACGATTTCACTTGCGGTCGGTAGCAATAGCTGTTACCGATATTCCCATGGATCGCGAATACCTCCTCGAACAGCTCGACGAAATCCTGGCCATTTTGGCTAGGCAAACGGATGGCGGCCAAGGCGGCTTGTCCGAACAGCGCCGCGAGTTGCTGGAGCGGTTGGTGAGAGAGCTTCGCGATGAAATTGAAACGAACGGTCACTGACCCCCCTATGCCCGAATTCAAACAATGCCGAGATTGCGGGACTTCCTTCGAACGCCAACCATGGGCGCCGACGGTCGTCAGTTGCATGCCATGTCGGCAACGTCACAACCAATTTATTCGTGGCGTCCATGTGATCGTTCATAAGGCCCTCAAAGAGGGCCGTCTCGTTAGACAGCCATGTGAAGTGTGCGGCGCTTCTAAGGGGCATGCACACCACGACGACTATAGCAAGCCTCTGTCCATTCGCTGGCTGTGTCCCCTTCATCATCGGCTGCATCACGCTCAAGAATCAAAAGTCATCTATGTGGCTGAGGAACCTATTGCCGTTCTTTCGTCCGCTTAACGAAGGCGCCCGTCACCGTGCGCTTGCGTACCTGACCGAACGTCTCGCCGTAGGAGGGCTTCCATGACCGCAGTTCTTATCCTCGACCGCAAGATCAACATGTACGACGTCTGCAACCGAATCAACGCGCGCGTCGGCGCGCATATCTTCGCTATCGCAATCTGCGATCCCGTCTATGACAAGAACTGGGGCGTCCAGATCCGCCATCCGGACGGCACCACCACCGATACCGACATTCCGATCGGCGATGACTCCGCCGCGGCTATCGAAGCGGTCGAGGCCCTGATCCGCCTTTCCTTCCGCAGCATCTATACAACGCGCGAGCGGACCAAGGCCAAGGTACCTGCGCGCTACCTGCAGAGCGGCGACCGCGTCGGCTCTGGCGAGATTATCAACTGGGTTGGCATCGGCGTCCGCACGCCACGCGGCAAGATCGAGGTGCATCTCGAGAAGGCTGGTCGCAGCCGCCTCGCGATCTGGAACGCCTCGACGCTGATCAATGTCGAGCGGGAGGTCGCATGATGGCCCGCGCTTACGAACGCGACTTGGAGCTTGAGGAATTGAACCGGGGCGAGCCGCCCGAGGAATACCACGATTGTCCAGAGTGCGGCGGCGAAGGCGCGATCGAAGTTTGGGAAAGCGTAAGCAAGTGGTCGATTGATCCGCCATCGGCTCACGCGGTCCCCTGCCAAGCCTGTAACGGTGCCGGCGGTTTTTTCTGCGAAGCGGAGGGTGACCATGCATAAATCAATGAAGTCTATCAGTGTCGTTCGGCTCCTAACGCCGAACTATCACACGCTTGGTCGCTACATGGGCGATGATCGCTCACCGGCCGATATTGCGAAGCAGCGCGCCGTCATCCGTGAGAGTGCGCTGGCAAACTTCTACGCCGCCGAGCGACGCGCTGGCGCCGATCCCCTCACCGCCAATGAGCGGATGGGAGAGTACGCAAAGCGACTCGACGCCATGGAATCAACGGGAGAGACGCTATGAACGTCCAGCAACTAGCCATTGCGGAACCTGCATCGATGCCGATTCCTCAAGTACCGGCGACCACGTCGCTGATCCATGTCCTCTCGCGCGCCATGAGCGACCCGTCCGTCGACGTTGAAAAGGTCGAGCGTTACGCCGCACTGTATGAGCGCGCCATCGCGCGAGAGGACGCTATCGCCTTCAACACCGCGATGATGCAGGCGCAGACCGAAATGCGACCCGTCGCGGCTGACGCCAACAACCCGCAGACCAAGAGCCGATACGCCACCTATGCGGCGCTCGATGCCAAGGTGCGCCCAATCTACACCAAGCACGGGTTCTCGATCTCGTTCGACACTGCCGAGGGCGCGGCTGACGGTTGCATTCGAATCGTCGCGTTCGTCGCGGTCGGCGGACATTCCCGCACCTATCACATCGACATGCCTGCCGACGGCAAGGGCGCCAAGGGCGGCGACGTCATGACCAAAATCCACGCTATAGGCGCTGGGGTGACCTACGGGCGCCGTTACCTGCTCGGCATGATCTTCAACCTGGTTATCGGCGAAGACAACGACGGCAACGATGCCGCCGAGGATGTCACCCGGATCACGCAAAAACAGGCCGACGACCTCCGTGAACTGATCGACGCCAAGGGCGCAGACCGCGCTGCCTTTCTCAAATGGGCGAAGCGGGAACGGATCGAAGACATCCCCGCCGATCACCTCGCCTCGTGCATCACCGCCGTCAATAATTACCAAAAGAAAGCATAGATTATGCAGATCATCGACTGCGAACAGGGTAGCGCTGAATGGTTCGCCGCGCGGGCGGGAATCCCTACGGCTTCAGAATTTTCAACCGTCATGGCTATCGGCCCAAAGGGCGGCAAGAGCGTTACTCGACAGTCCTATCTCCGTAAGCTAGCCGGCGAGATCCTGACCGGAGAGCCGATGCCCTCCTACGTCAACGCCGACATGGAGCGCGGCAAGATCATGGAGGACGAGGCGCGCGACCTCTATGCCTTCATGCGCGGAGTGGAACCGCAGCGCGTCGGATTCATACGCAACGGCAATGCAGGCGCAAGCCCCGATAGCTTGATCGGAGCTGACGGTGGGCTCGAGATCAAGTCCGCCGCGGCCCACGTCCAGATCGAGCGGCTGATCGCTG